GCGGCTCAATGATGGGCGGGCGCAGCATCAGGACTCTCCAACCTGGATATCGGCATCTGCACCATAGAACGTCACGATATCCTCAGCCATCAAGCGCAAAACACGCTGCCGAAAGCTGCCCAGTCGGGTTGAAAACACCCGCTTGCGGTGATCCCCCGACGCACCGCTGCTCATAAAACGCGGCGTCGTGAAATTCCGCCCGCCGTTGTCGGACCAGTCCAACTGAATGGACGGATTGGCTGCGAGCGTGCCGGAATCCAACTCAACCTCAAAGCGGGACATGAACGCCCGCTTGGTGTCACCCCATATCGGCGGAAAGCAAGCGATGCGTCGCAGCGTCACGCCCACGTCGTTGCGGGTTTGCGGGTCCAACCCGAACACCACGGCGCTGAATCCATCGCCAAAGATCGCCGTGCCGCCGAACTGAGCCGAGCAATCGGCTCGCCAACGACCAGATCCGCCAGCTCCACTCGCCCGGCGGTGCCATTGCTTGGTAGCGGCGTCGTAAACCCATGTCCGGCCCTCAGATCCATCGGCACGCTGAAAACTCAAGGCATAGAAGTAATGCCCAGTCTGAGAATACGCCAGGCCAGAGGTAAACCGCACCTCGCCAAAGTCGCGAATCCATTCCTCGATGGCGTGCGTGCTGATCCGCTGGGCCGTATACCCACTGGATCGATAGATGATGCCGTTAGTGCCTAGCCAGACGAGCGAGTTATCAAACTCCGCCACCGTCGCCGCATTGGACGTGCCGAATGGAATATCACCGCCAGAACGCCGCTCGAATGGCGCATTAGCGTTACCGGTGACGAACCACACCTCAACGCCCGTCTCACCGAACAGCCATAGCTCACCACGGTGGAACATGGCCTTCTTCAGCACGTTCGGGCGAGCATCGGCACTGGCGAAGGACAAGCCATCGTAGGTATCAGCGTCCAGCAGGTTCGACCAGAAGAACTGATCGCTGCCGATATCGTCGGCCGTGAACACCCAATAGCCAGCGATGTAGGTCACGCTGGATGCGCCAGGAAACGGCTGACTTGACGTTCCGGTGATCTGGTGCAGGGTTGAGGATGCCGCGTGACTGGCCACCCAAGCATTAGGTGGAATGCACACCACCACCGTGGTTGGCCCCACGGCAATGGTGGGACGCCCCGAGCCGGTCACGGTGCCAATTGACACCGCCCCACCCTCGGCCGTGTAGCGAATGAACTGATCGCCAGCCACGGCATAAAGCCGACCGGGCTGGTCAGAATTCAAGGCTCGGATGGCGCCAGTCTCGAACGTGAAGACAGCCGCCAAGCCAGGCGTGCTTTTGATGATGGCCTGCGAGCGCGCTTCCGGCGGCGCTTGCTCCACATAGAGATTGACCAGATCCTGCGCGTCGGCCGGCAGGCTGTTCAACTCGTAGGTCTGGGTCGGAAACGGGATTCGCTGCATCATGTTGCGATGGTCCCGTCCGTGAAGCGCCAATTGGTCCCGTCGCTAGTAGCCAAGCGCTGGCTGCGGTCGATCACCCTTACAGTCCCACCCGGCACCGCCGATGCGGAGGGCAGCGAGGCGAAGGCATAGCCGCGCAGAACCACAGGGACAGCAGCGCTCAAACGGTCATTCGTGGCGCCAAGGATCTCCGTGGCGCCCACCACCACGTTCATACGGTCAGTGGCGCGGTTGTATTGAATGTAATCGTTGGCATCGAAGGCGAGGGTCGGATTAGCGCCGCCGCTCATGGTCCAATAGCCGGTGGCATCCAGGCTGAAGCGGTCGCTCTGGACGTAGCCCAGTCCAGACGTCACGCCGCCACCCAGAACCTCCTTGCCGCCGACCACCATCGTGTAGCGATTGTTGGCGCGCGAGAACTGGACGTAATCGGCATCATCGAAGGCTATCAGCGGATTGCCGTTACCGTAAGAAAAGTAAGCCTGCGGATCGACCTGAAAGCGGCGTCCCTTGGTCACGGTGCCCTGCGTGCCGCCGTAGTCGCCCAGCGCATTGCCGCTGAAGTGGATGTTGCTTTCCATGATGCGCGAGGCCGTTTCCAGCCCGTATCGCGCGTGCCCCGTGATCTTACCGCCCGTGACCGTTACGGTGTCAGCCTGGACGTTGCCGGTGACCTTGATACCAGAACCGGTCGCGCTGCCATGGATGTAGAGCGCCGGGGTCAGATAGACATGCCCGCCGGCCTCGACGCTGATGCCATCGAACTGCGGGAAGTCGATCTCAACATCATTGCCCATGAAAAAGAAGGGCTGACCCGCGCCGGCATTACGGATCATCCGCACGCCGTAGCCCATCACCACGAGGTTAAGGCTATGCGCCTGCACGGAGTGGCAGTTTCCCTCCCACAGCAGGCCGGTCGCGCGGGCCGTGGGGCTGGACATGGTGACGCCGGTCAGGCGCAGCAGGTCGGAACGCTTGGTATCGTCGCCATACCAGTGGATGCCGATGGTGCCGCGCACGTTGTTGCACCAGACATTGCGGACCTCGAAGTAATTGGCCGTGTCGATATACAGCAGGTTCCAAGGATCAGTGACCACCAGATCCACGACCAGCATACGGCTGGCCCGGCTCGAACGGATAAGGAAGTCAGCCGTCTTACCACTCGCCTCAATAAAGCCGCCCATCCAGCCGCCGCCAGAGATAGGCCCGGTGAAAACCGCCATCGGGTTGTTGCCGACAGCAATGATGCGAGCGCCATAGGCAGAGATAAACTGCCGAGAGGTTCGTACAGTCACCGTGTTGGCGAGGTAGTAGCTGCGGCCAGGCGGCAGGATGACGCTGCGGCCCGTATCAATCGCAGCCTGCAATGCAGCAGCATCGTCGGTCACGCCATCAGCCTTGGCGCCGAAGTCCATGATGCTCACGGTATCGGCCAGCTTCTGCTGCACCGTCCGATTGATGCCAGACAGCACCGCCTTGTTCAGAGCATAGCCCGCCATCTGCGCCGGGCTGACCTGATAGGCATTGGCCCCATCATCCAAGGCGATGGCGCCCACGTCTTGCAGCTCACCGGGATACGGCGTCAGGCCCGAGATGCGAACCGTGCTCATTGGGCCAATGCTCCGCTTACGGTTTTGATCATGCGTAATCTACAGTATCGCCATCTTCCCACAACAGTGGAGAAGCATCATCCCAAAGCAAAGTCAGAGGTCCAACGTCGCTGCCGGGCTGTGGGACACCAATAACACCACCACCGTCCGTGTCGTCGCCATCTAGATACTCGTTGCCTGGCGTGATCAGGGCATCAGAACGAATGAAGCGATGCCCATCCGCCCGAGCGACATTGATGACGCCAGACGCCACTACAGACGCCTCAGTGGCATCGCCCAGCGTCACGCGCCAAGGAATCTGCCCCCGGCCGTAGCGGGTGAAGGCGCCCATCAGGTCAAAATAGACCTGTCCCGTCTCGAACGGCAGGAACACGCCATCACTGCCACGCGCGTCAGCTGTGCCAAACGAGAAGAAGGCCGCCATGCCAGCCAGATTGACCGGCGTTGAGTCGCCATCCCGCTCATACACCGTCAGCAGCAGCCGAACCTGCTCACCCGAATGCATGATGAAGTTACGGGCTGGTGGCGCCTCCAGCGGGCCGTAGGTGCGACACACCGCGAACGGCAGGGTGCGGCCAGCCATCAGAAGTATTCCACCTGAATGGTGTCGCCAGTCGTCGGCAGGACATTCTGCTGAATGATCATCCGCTCACCAGCCACCCAATCATTCGGGTTCGGCGCCTGCAAAGCAACTGGCGCCATGAGAACCGAAGCCATCATCACATAAGGCTCTTCAATGCCAGGTGGGATATCCATCAGCAGCCACCGGGTGCGACGCCGCCCCGACAGGTTGGCGTGCACATCGCGGACCTTCTGCGTGGCAATGGCCAGTCCAATCGGCCCGTTCAGGATCATCATGCGAGCCGACTTCATGGCGGCATCCATCGCAGCCGGATCACGCGAGCCGCCATACACAGGCGCCAGCTTGGCAACCGCGATGCTGGCGATGGCGTCACCATAAGCGGCTGGGGTCTGATCGATCTGCCACGTCGCCAAGCCCTGCGCCACCAACGCGCTATAAGCCGATGCCACTTCTGCCTCAGCCTGCGCCTGCGCCTTGCGGCCCTGCACGTTCACACGGATGCGCTGCAAGGCAGCGGCATACAGATCCGGCGCCTCGGCCTTACCCAGCATCGGGCCAAGCTGAGCCGCCGCCGCCGCGATCACATCGCCAGCCACGCTGTAAGGCGTCGTGTCCACCGGCCAGTCAGCAACGCCGGCATTGACCAGAGTGTCATGCACGGAGCGAACTGCGTTATAGGCCTCGATAGAGCCGCGCTCGCCCAGCATCTGTGCCAGGCGAATCCGCTCCTCGGCCGCCCCAGCGTCCAGCTTCATGTCAGCGTTGTAGATCGGCGCCAGATAGGCGGCCACGATCACCTCAACATCAGCCGCGAAGGCGGCAGGCACCACATCAGAGGTCCAATCCGCCAAGCCACGCCGGGCCAGCGAGCTGTGGACCTCAGTAACCTTTGCCTCAGCCAAAGCTTGGCCACGGCCGCCGGTCAGCGCAACAGCGCGCGCTTCCTGCATGATCGCAGCATAATTTGAGAATTCGGACACCTTGCCGAAGCTGGGCGCCAGCAGGTTCGCAGCCAGCATCTCGTAATGCTGCGCCATATAACGTGGGGTCGCATCCACAGCCCATGTGGCGATACCGCCAGCCGTCAGGCGCTCGTGCACATCCACGATGGTGGTCAGCGCCACGTCCTGATCATTAGGGGACGGACTCTCATCGGATGCGATGACACCCAACCGGCGCAGCGTACGAGTGGCCAGCATTGCCGCATCCACCGTGGCCGTGGCAAATCCCGGGAATGCCGGGTTCACGCCCACCATGCGCAGCGCGCGGGAAGCCACCTCAGCGCGCGAGACGGGGGCACTTTGCGGGCCAGCCTGCTCAAACGGCACTGCCATCACGCCCAGATGGCGCAGCACGGAGGCGCCCATCTCAGTCAGCGTTCGGGTGCCAGTCAGACCGGCGCGCTCGTTTGGCTCCAACACAGTCACGCCAAGGCGGCGCAAAGCCTGTGAGGCCATGCTCGCCTTGGTCGTCGTCCC